GACTGCGTCGCGTTTAGATGACGACGAAAAGGCTATCAGCAATGTTGATACCCTTGGCGGAGCGCAAAACGCGACAATCATCAACGAATCCGGCCTTTGGTCCGTGGTGCTCACGAGTCGCAAGGAAAACGCCAAGCGGTTCAAAAAGTGGCTCACGTCTGAAGTTATCCCGTCCATCCGTAAGACTGGAACCTACTCTCTGGGCGCTGCCCCCACCGTTCCGTTGACCGGCCTGGAATACGCCCTGGCGCTTGTGGACGCTGAAAAGCGTGCGATAGAGCTAAAGCAAAATATTATTGACCTTGAGATCGATGGTCTGGAAAAGTCCGAGGAAATTAGTAAGCAAACCTTACGTGCTGATGTCAATGCTGGTAAAATAGACGATATGCCAATGAAAACAGCGACAATGGATATAGAACGGGCTATTGGCATAAGAAGCGGGAAGAAAAAGAGATTTCTCAATCTAACGAATGTTGAGATATGGATTAATGAACTTGAAGTAAAGGCAATAAAAGGCTATCTCCCCAAGTCAACTATGCCAATCTATGACTTAGGGTATGCCATGTGGTTTAAGAGAATACCGGGAGACCCTGGGTTCGGCGGTCAGCCTGGAAGTAGCCACTACACTCTTGTGACAGCACAGGGTAGAGACGCAATAGCCGAACGAATTAGAAAAGACACAAATCGGGAAATTACAACAAAAACAGCGGGTGGTAAAGAAGTCAGCATTTATTGTGAGAAGTACACAGGGGTGTATTATGAATTTTAGATTTTTCTTTGTTCTATTGTTGTTCACGGGTTGCGCCAGTGAACAGCCTTCCCCTGGGCTTTCGTTCAAACAGCAATGTGAACAACTGGGCTATCGCCCCGGAACTGATTTGTTTCTGCGCTGTTACCAGAATGCTCAGGCTGACGACACTAACCGAAGGGTTGCGGCAATGGGCTATCTTGCCGCTCATCCGTTTTATACCGCCCCACATGTTTGGACGCCACCTCGACAACCTATGACTTGCGTGCGCAATGGCAATACTACAACCTGTAATTAAAAATCGTATCAGCCCTAAAAACCGCTTGACACCCGATACCCCGTGTGGCATTGTTAGGTCATCGGAAGCCAACCAGACACACCAAAGGAACACGAAGATGACAGTCAAAGAACTCAAGGCGATGGCCAAGGACAAGGGCTTCAAGGGTTACAGCAAAATGAGCAAAAAGCAGTTGGTTGAACTTCTCAGAACGCCAGCGGAGAAGATTGGGCGCGCCAATGCTCTTGAGGCGCTCGACCAATCTGGGCTGTATTCCAACGTCAAGGAGGCTTTGGAAACCTACTTCATCAACGTGGGTGGTACACTGAGTGAAAACAACCTGACCCGCAACCGCGACTTCTCAGACGCCGAGCGTGGCTTCCGGGCGGCGCTGATGGAGAACAAGGTCAAGGGCAAAGATTACCCCCGTGGCCTTTCCTACCTGAACTAAGCCAACCAGGGGCGGCGCAGGCCGCCCTACCACCTCAAGGTAGGGCAAAAATAAGGTTGCTCTTATGTTCCAAAAAGGAAACACGACCATGAACATCCTCCAAGCCGTCGCCTTTCTGACCGTGATCAAAGGCGAGACGCAAGGTCGAGACTACGGGCCAGGGCTTGACCAGGTCATCGCCTTGCTGCTATCGTTGCAGCCTGTTTTATCCGCGAGCAAATCGATATGAACCACAAAATCTTTGACGAGATGCTGTTGCTGTCGCTGGCGCTTTATGTGTATCTGTACGGCTTCTCCGCGCTGTATGTGTTGTGCACGCTGACCAACGTCGTTGGCTTCGCGATAGGCTGTTTCGTCGCCCTATCCATTCTCGACATGGCCGTCCTGTGGCTCCAGGAAAGAGTACGCTGACATGCCCGAGACCAAACCAGTCAAAAAGCCGACAGGGGGCAAACCAGCACGTACGGCTCGGCGCGCGTTTGATTGGGAAGAAATCGAAGCGCAGTACCGGGCTGGCGTACTGTCCACCGTCCAAATCGCCAAAGCCCACGGCTTGACTGAGGGCGCCATCCGTGCGAGGGCCAAAACCAAAGACTGGGTGCGCGATTTATCCACCAAAATTCGAGTACGAACTGAGGCTGAACTCTTACGAGTTGAGGCGCGAGGGCGGCGTTTAGACGAAAAAGGTACGATACATCAAGCGGTTATCACTCGTATTGATATCAGCGAGCGACAGCGCGCAAGCATCGACCGCCTGCGGCGGATTGCCGACGCCATCGTGTCGCGGGTTGAGGAGCTCAACCCTAAGATTGAGATTTACGACTATGCAACCGCTGACAAGGCCGTGGGCGTTGTCGCCAAGGCGACATCAGCCGTGGGTCAGCTCATTGCTCTTGAACGCCAGTCTTGGGCGATGGACGAACCCGCCGCGCAGACAGCAGCCAGCGCGACTGACGACCTGATAAAACGACTGGCCGCAATGTCGAAACAGGATTGAGCAAACCATGATGCGAGACGTGAAAAACAGAGACATCGAGGGGTTTCACAGACGCCTTTGGGGCAAACTGGCGACCACTGACCCAACTGACCACATTCCCGTTGCGCTCATTCGCGGCGCCACGTCGTTCGCCCCCAACGCGACAGCCGCAGACCTGTCGAGCATTCAGGTTACTGAAGACTTTTTGAGAGAAGCCAGAAATAGCCGTTGACACTGGGTATCCAGTGCGGCTAAGCTCTGAACTTGAGCAAACAGAGGAGGAAATTTCATGCCAGGTGACGACATTGTTGAACCATTTCCAGGTGGTAAGCCGCGTCCAGCGCCAACCCCTCAGCCCCCGGCGCCAGCGCCTCAACCGAAGTGAGTGAACACTTGGTCAAGAAACCGACACGCGTAGGCGGCGTAGGCGGTGGGGGTGGCCCTCGCAAGCCGAACCCGACTGATTACCCCAAGCCGACGCCGCCATCACGGCCCAAGCCTTAACCGAATGTAGCCCGGCGACTTAACGGTAATCGCGACAGGGTGACGCGCAGCCCGGTCAATTTACAAATTGGTCGGGCTGTCGATTTACGCTTGACACGTAATATTCCATGTGGCACTATCTGGTCATAGGAACAGAGCAAACAACGGAGCAAGCAATGAGATACGTTTACGCAGAAGGTTTGGTTGACGGGATTGTCAATTGCGTCGAAATCTGGGTACAAACCACCGTCCTTCAGGCCGAACGGGAAGGATTTCTTGAGTTCATGGAAGTGTATGGGACTGGCGCGTCTTTCGTCCAGGTGCTGGATGCAACCAGCTTCGGGGGATTGACTAATGGGAAACAATGTAACCTGGATTTGGCTTATTTTGCTGGCGCTTATCGTTATGTTAATGCTGGCGGGAGTGCAGTGATTTGACATCGCTCGCAGCGCGGCTGGCGCAGTTGCCCGAAGCGCAGCGGGCGGAATTGCTCAAAAACACGACACCTGAGGTTGCCGCCGAGCTGTTGTTCCGTTGGGACTTCTGGGCAAGGCCTGAACAGTTGCCCCCACGCTGCAACTGGCTCATATGGCTAGTGCTGTCTGGGCGTGGTTGGGGCAAGACTAGGACAGGCGCTGAATGGGTTCGCTCCATCGCCTGCGGCAAGACGCCCCTGGCGCCCGGTAAGTGCAAGCGTATCGCCATCGTGGGCGAGACCGCCGCCGACTGTCGCGACGTCCTGGCGCAAGGCGACAGTGGCATTCTGAGCGTCCACCCGAAGGATTACCGCCCAATCTACGCCCAATCAACGCGTTCCATGACCTGGCCCAATGGGGCGAAGGCGTTTTTCTATAACGGCACAGAGCCTGACCAGTTGCGCGGGCCGAACCACGACGCCGCGTGGGTAGATGAACTTTGCAAATACAGGTATGGACGCGAGTGCTGGGACCAGCTTCAATTTGGCTTGCGCCTGGGCGACCGTCCCCAACAGCTCATCACCACGACTCCGCGTCCTATCCCCATCATTCGCGACCTGGTGGCGCAGTCGGCCGAGCCTGATAGCACGGTGATTGTGACACGCGGTTCGACCTTCGACAACCATCACAACCTGTCTGCGTCGTTCCTGGAAGCCGTTGAAGAGCGCTACGGCGGAACTCGGTTGGGCAGGCAAGAGCTGGGCGGAGAAATCATTGACGATGTGCCAGGGGCGCTGTGGACGCGCTCAGTGTTGGATGGGAACCGGCGCAAACTTAGCGACGATCTCCCGGCGATGCAGCGCATCATTATCAGCATCGACCCAGCGGTTAAAGCCAGTAAGGACACGGATGACACCAGCGAAACCGGAATTGCAGTCGTGGGCTTGGGCGTTGACGGGAGAGGGTATTTGATTGACGACCGCTCTTGCAGACTGGGTCCTGCCGGTTGGGCTGGCGTCGCGGTCAGCGCCTTTGACTACTACGAGGGCGACGCCATTGTCGCCGAGGTGAACCAGGGCGGTGACATGGTGGAGCAAGTGATAAAAGCCGTGAGACCAAGCATAAAAGTCATTCAGGTTCGCGCGACGCGTGGTAAGGTTCTCCGGGCGGAGCCAATCAGCGCGCTCTATGCCCAAGGCCGGATTAGTCATGTAGGGTCATTCCCAACTCTGGAGGACCAGATGATGCAGTTCACGGCGTTCGGGATCGAGGGCGACGAAGGCGCAGACAGGGTCGACGCCCTTGTCCACGGCTTCACTGAGCTGTTCCCTTCGCTGATCAGCAAGGTCGAGCGGAAGCCGAAGCAATCCGGCGGTTTCGTTGGCAAGGCGAATAGGTCAAGTGTGACAGGGTATTGAGCTGAAACCCTGAAAGGGATGAACCGAAATGAGCGATAAGGGCGAAGTGGCGTCAATCGAGCGCAAAATTATGGCTGGCGTCAAAAAGCGCCAGGCCATGAGCGAAACGTTTGATCCGAAATTGACCGTGAAAAGCGGCGCGGCCACGAAGGTGACGCGCAAATGATGTTGCCCCCAAGCCCGGTTGCTTCTGGCGCCCCACTCCCGCCCGCACCAGGGCTTGGGGGAACACCCTCGCCCATGGGACTCGCTGGGCCTCTTGGTCCCATGGGCGGTCCACCCGACGCCGGGTATCAGCCGCAGTTGCCCGAGCCGCTCCAGCTCTTGACCGAGCTGGCGCAGTTGCCGAACGCGGCAACTAGTGAAAAGATCACCGACCAACAGATCAAAGACCTGGAAAGCCAGGTCTATGACGGTTACCAGCTCGACCTGGCGTCGCGCACGGAATGGGAGGAGCAAGCCGAACGGGCCATGAAGGCGGCGAAACAGAAGCGTGAGCCGCGCAATTACCCGTTCCCCAACAGCTCCAACGTCCGTTATCCATTGATCGCCACAGCGGCGCTACAGTTCAACGCGCGCGCCTTTCCCGCGCTGTGTCCCGGCCGGGATCTGGTCAAAACACACATTGGCGGCGCTGACAAGGATGGCCAGAAGGCTGACCGTGGCGCCCGCATCGCCCAGTTTATGAGCCATCAGATTGTTGACGGCATGCCTGCCTGGCAGCGTCAGATGGATGTGATGACCTACCAGTTGCCGATTATGGGAAGCGCCTTCTGGAAACAGTTTTGGGACTTCGCTAAGGGTGAACCCAAGTCTGTGCTGATCAGCGCCTTTGACCTGGTGGTCAACGCAGCCACGAAGTCGCTGGAAGATTGCCCGCGCATCACGCACTGCTATGATCTGTACCCCTACCAGATTGAGCAGCGCCAGCGTGAGGGAACGTGGCTCGACGTCGATCTATCTGAGGAGTACGACGCAGGCAGTGACGAGCAACACCCGGTTCGCTTCCTTGAACAGCACTGTTATTTTGATATTGACGATGACGGGTTGGCTGAACCCTGGATTGTAACCATTGCAGAGACGAGCCGAAAGCTGGTCAGGATCACCGCAGGCTTTGACGCGCTCGACGTTGTTCATGACACCAAAGAAATCATCAGCATACCCCGTGACGAGTATTTTACGGCGTTTGACTTCCTTCCCGACCCTGAGGGTGGCTTTTATGGTATCGGTTTTGGGCATTTGCTCGATAGCTTCGGCGAAGTCATCGACACGAGCTTCAACCAGATGCTCGACGCTGGTCACCTTCAGAACGCTGGTGGTGGTTTTATTGGTTCTGGTCTGGATTTTCAGAGCGAAAATGAAGAATTTCGCTTCGAACCGGGCAAGTACTGGTATGTGACCGCTGAGGCTGGCGACATCAAAGGGAACATCGTGACCATGGAACATCCGGGCCCGTCGCCCGTGCTGTTCCAGCTTCTGGGTATGATGGTCGAAAGCGCGAAACAGATGACCTCGATCCAGGACATCATGACCGGCGCAGCCAGCGCGCAGACCATGCAGCCAACGACGCTGATGGCCCTGATTGACCAGGGCATGAAGGTGTTCACGGCTATCTACAAGCGCATTTACGACGCCATGGGACTAGGCTTCAAAATCCAGTACCGGCTCAACCAGCGCTTTCTCGACGCCCAAAAATATCAAAAGTACCTGGGCGTCCCGGCTGATCCGGCGGGCGACTTCGCAGACGATGGCGCCCTGGTGACGCCTGTCGCCGATCCGTCAGCCGTGACCATGATGCAGCAAATGGCCAAGGCCAGCTTTCTCATGCAGCTCAGCGAGCATCCGAAGTTTGGCCCAATGCTGGACGCGAGCGCCATCCTGAAGCGGCTGCTTGAGGCGGCCAGCATCGACGGCGTCGCCGATCTCTTGGCCAAGCCAGCGCCGCCCCAGCCGCAAGAGCAGATTGCCATGGCGACCGCTGTCGCTAACCTTGACAAAATCAAGTCTGAAGCCGAACATAACCGGGCCCTGTCGGTTCGAGAGGGCGCTGCGGCTGATAATCAGTCAGCTCAGGCCGCTGACAAAATTATGGGTCATCAGCCGCTTATCATGCCTGAACCAGGAACGCCGGGAACATTCGCCAAATGAACGAGCTTGATTTTGAGGCATGGTTGGCTCACCCGATTACCCTGGCGTTGGTCGCAAAGGCCAAGAGCAATGCTGAGGCCGCGAAAACACGTTGGGCGGCTGCGTCGTGGGGTGTTCCCATCGGTGAAATGAACAAGTTAGACACCGTGCAGTTAGCATATCTGCGTGGTAAAGCTGAGATATTCGAGTCTGTGGCAAAGATTGCCTACAGAGATTTGTTTAAGGAGCAAGAGAGCAAATGACGAACACGATACACAATAGAGATTTTGAAGAAGCCTTGCGCGCGCCAGTCGTTACAGTCCATCCGTCTGGCATGCGTCACCCGGTTGAATACAAAGTGCTTATTCGCCCCGATGACGTGATGAAAAAGAGCGCTGGCGGTATTATCGTTCCGCCTTCTGTTCAAGCCATGCTGAAGAACTCGATGTGTAAGGGCGTCATCGAGTTGATTAGCGTCACGGCGTTCACGTTCTTCGATAGCGCTTGCCTCAGTTACGAGGAAGTGTGCAAGAAATACCCCCACACGCCACGCGTCGGCGACCATGTTCTGTTTGGCAAGTTTGCCGGAGCGGAATGGAAAGGTGACGATGGCGTGGACTATCGCATTACCAACGACAAAGACATAATTGCCGTAATCAGTTGAGGAATTGAGCCATGAGTGAGCAAGAACAGGAAGTTGATGCTGAAGCCGAAGCCATGAAACTGGGTTGGGCCCCGCGCGAAAAGTGGCGTGGGCGGGCTGAAGAATTCGTTGAAGCTGATGAATTTCTACGTCGCGGGCGGGAAATCCTGCCCATCGTGCGGTCACAGGTGGACCAGACGCGCGCCGAGAATGAGAAACTGAAGGCGGAGCTGGCGCAGACCAGAACCGAGTTTGACCGACGCGTCAAAACTACTGAGAAAATGACGCAACGCCTACTGGATCAACAGCGCGCGCAGATGGTTAGCGAGTTTGACGCCCAGAAGCGCGACGCAGTGGCCAAGGGTGATACAGCGGCCTATGACCGAGCTGCGCGCAACGAACAGACGGCGCTCGCTAAGGCCGCGGATGAAACCAAGGCCGCTGCCCAAGAGGCTGCGCCCGTCCAGCCGCAGGCCCAACAACCGCCGCCCGAAGTTCAGGCCTGGGTGAAGCGCAATGACTGGTTTTTCAAAGACAGGTCGCTGGCCCTTGAAGCCGAGGGATTACATATTGCTATGCTTCAGGCCGAGCCTGGTGTAAGTTTGGCTGATAACCTTGAGCGCGTCACTGAGACGCTGAAACAGCGCTATCCGGCGAAGTTCGGCGTCACGGCGCAACCCGCAAGCGCCATCCGCCATTCGGCGGTTGAGGGGGGTTCTTCCAGCGCGCGCGGCGCGGCTAGTTCGCGTGAGCGCGGTTGGAAGGAATTACCGTCCGACGCCAGGGCGACTTGCGAAGGATTAATCGCCAGCGGGCGCTTGAAGGGCGACCCGGCGAAGACGAAAGAGTCTTATGCCAAGATATATTGGGAAGAATATGGTGAGTGAGATAATGAGCAACACGCGAGCAAAAGAAGAACAAGTGCGCCGTCGCCGGCGGTCAAGTGATTTCACCGGAAACTATTTGCGTCTGGGGGTGGACGAAAGCCTTAAGGATGCAGACTACGAGTATCGGTGGATTAATGATGACCGCGGACGTCTTGAGGCCCGTACCAAACATGATGATTGGGACTTCGTTGACGACCCGACCATGCTTGGCGACAGTGACAAAAACGACAAGGTTGACACGCGCATGCGTCGCGTTGTTGGGACTGGTCAGGGTGGCCAGCCCATGTATGCTTATTATTGCAAGAAGCGGAAAGACTGGTGCGAAGAAGACCGGCGCGCCAAATCTGAGCGCAGAACGCAAGAACGTCAGCAGATGATCGAGGCCCAGCATAATGGGGTTGGCGGTGTCGCTGACGATCCTCAACACACTTATATTCCAGCCGAAGCTAAGGCTGCTATTGCGGCAAGTCCGGAACTTCGGAGGATAAAGAAGGCAAATAATGGCTAACCCAAATTCGCCCTTCGGGGCGCGGGCCGTGCGGCATAGAAGCGGGGCGCCCTACAACGGCGCGGCTCGCCTTTATTACGTTCCGGCTTCGTTGGCTGCAATGTACGTGGGCGACTTTGTCGCGCTCGCAGGTTCCGCCAACACCGCTGAATATTACGGCAATCAGCCGGGAACCCTTCCGACCATCGCCATCGCCACCAGCGGAACCGCCGTTACGACCGGCGCCACCACGGTGCTTGTCGGCTCCGTCGTTGGGTTCTTCGCCGAACAAGCCACCAGCCCGGTTTACAACCCTGCCAGCACTGCGCGCGGCGTCTGGGTTGCTGACGATCCGGAATTGATTTTCGAAATCCAGGACGACGGTGTGGCCACCCTGGCGGCAACCGACGTGAGCGGCAACTACGCCATCAACGTGGCCACCCAGTCGCCAAGCACTGCCACGGGGCGGTCAGGCCACACCATGGGGACCACCAACGACGTCACCAATCTGGGCGCCCAGCTCAAGATGATGTCGCTGTCGAAGCGTTCGAAAAACGCCCTTGGGCAGTACGCCGTTTGGGACGTGATGATCAACAACCACGCTTACGGCAGCCGGGTGCTCGGCGTCTAAACTTTGGGAATGGAGGGTCTGACACATGCCAGTTATTACGACAGGCGCGCATCCCAAGGCTTTGTGGCCGGGTGTGAAGAATTGGTTCGGGCAGAAGCTTGACGCTTACCCGAAAGAATATTCCCAGATGTACGATGAAGAAACGTCGGACAAGGGTTATGAGGAAGACGTCGAGGGTTACGGGTTCGGCATGGCGGTTGAGAAGCCGCAGGGCGAAGCGTTTACTTATGACGACCACAGTCAGGGTTACATCAGCCGCTACACTCACGCTATGTGGGCGCTGGGCTACATCGTGACCTACGAAGAGCTGAAAGACAACCAGTATGAGGGCAAAGCGTTCAAGCGCTCCGCCATGCTGGCCTTCAGCATGAACACGACCAAAGAAGTGAACGCTGCGGCGCTGTTCAACAACGGCTTCACCGACACCACTTTTCCCGGCGACGGCGCGGCGTTGTTCTCGGCGGCTCATCCCACCTTGGGCGGCGGCAACCAGAGCAATCTGTTGGCAGCGGCGGACTTCAGCGAAGCGGCGTTGGAAGACTCCCTCATTCAGATCAGCGTTGCGACCAATAATCGCGGCCTGACGATTGCAGTTATTCCCGAGCTGTTGATGGTTAGCCCTTATGACGCCTTCCAGGCTGAAAAGGTGACCGAGTCGCCGCTGACCACCATTGATGCGGGCAACTCAATCAACGCCGTTCGGCGGATGAATAAGTTGCCCAAGGGCTATATGATCAACCACTACTTCACCGACCCTGACGCGTGGTTCATCAGGACGAACCAGCCCGAAGGCTTGAAGATGTACACGCGTGAGAAAATCCAGTTCCTTCAGGACAATGATGGCGACACCATGAACGCCAAGGCGAAGGCCTTCGAGCGTTACAAGTTCGGCATTTCCGACTGGCGGGGCGTGTACGGCAATCCCGGCGCGTAAAACTACCCACGAGACTGATGTCATAGGTAGAAAACGTAAAAATCTACCTATGACTTTCCACCAGGGCGCGCGGGGCGCGCTGTGACATAAAGGACTATCCCGACCATGACGACCTACCCAGACATGCTTTACCAGAACGGCGGAATGCCCGTCTCTGGCATGCTCACCCAGGGCAACGCGTTTTTCGTCAACCCCTACAAGGGATCGGACGGCAACCGTGGGCGACAGGTGAATAAGGCCACTGCCAGCGCTAAGAAAGCGCTCAGCCTCGCCACGGAAAAGCAGAATGACGTCATCTACCTGGAGTCCACCCTCACGGACTTTGGGACCAACGGCGCTGCGAACGGTTGCGACTACATCACGTCAACGCTGACGTGGAACAAAGACTCCACCCATCTTATCGGCATTGGCGCGGGCGGGATGTATTCCCAGCGCTCGGGCATTCGTTCGGACGACGGCGCGACCGCCGCCAGCGTCGCGCCCCTGGCGCTTATCTCCGCGAGCAACTGCCGGTTCGAAAACCTCCAGTTCATGAACGAAGTGGCCAGCGCCAGCGCGCTCGGTTGCGTCGAGGTGTCGGGCAATCGCAACTATTTCAAAAACTGCCACTTCGCCGGAACGGGTGTGTCAGGCGCTGACGCTGCGACCAACTTCAGCCTGAAGCTGACCGGCGCTCAGGAGAACGTGTTCGAGAATTGCGTTATCGGACTGGACACCGTCACCAAGACGGCTGGACGCTATGAGATGTTTTTTGCGGCCAGTGGCGGCAATGCAGTGGCTCGCAATGTCTTCCGCAACTGCCTGTTCGTCACCTTCGCCGGTTCCGCGTCCATGACGTTCCTCACGGCCGGTTCGGGTTCAATGGACAGGTTCAACTATTTTGACCAATGCAGGTTTACGAACGCCGTGGCGTCCACAGCATCGACCATGAGCCAGGGTTTCAGCGTCCACGCGTCGGCTGGTGGCGGGTTGGTTCTGTCCAACTGCATGATGGTTGGAGCAACCGCTTCGGAAACGTCCGCCAGCGGCAATGTTTATCATGGTACTTATGACTCCATTAGGGCTATTACATCGGCGCTTGGTACAACGTAAAGGCTAGTAAACATGAATATGAGAATACGGTCTATTCAAACAACCGTGCTTCATAGTCCTGAATTTAATATAACCGTAGGGAAAATATACGACGTTATATCATTACAAGTGAATGATAACTTTACGCGTGCTCTTATACTAGATGATACAGACCAGCTTTACACAACTTAGAATGATATTACTACGACTAACCCTCGTAATGGTACTGGAGGAAACTGGGAAGTGGTATCGATTAAGCATAGTGTAGAGTCTAAAATTTACCCGTGATGGGATTGGAATAGGTTATGGCTGGAAAATTTCAAGAATACTTGCGCGCTGGGCGTGTCTTTTACGGCTCGACGGCTGCGGCTGGCGTGGCGTTTCCCATCACCACGGGAACCGCCATCACGTTTGGCGTTTGGGCGTCTGACCCGAATATTGTTGTGGTGCCTCTCAAGTTCAACGCGGGTTACACGAGTGGAACCATCGCCTTGGGTTCTATCGGATTTGCCGCGCAGAACATTGGGTTCACTGTTGGCACAGCAGCGCCTTGCACGGCGCTCACGTCAGGGACCTCACGCAACGCCAAGATTGGCGCGGGCAACGCGGCTCGGGCCACTTTCGTTCCGGCAACCGCCACGTTAACGGCTGGCAATGGCGCCGCTGTGCCAGTCCATTATGCCGGTAAGTGCATCGAGAGCGCTACCGCAGGATTGGGCATTTGGTCACTGGATTATGAATTTGATGATATCTGCGCAGTCATGCCGGGTAACATCATGTGGGTGGCAAGTTCAGTTGCTCAGACTGGCCTGTTCTCCATGTCCATGCATTGGGCAGAAATTCCGGTGCAAGAGTTCTGATGATATACGTAACCACAAATATACTGGAGCAAGGCATGCGTAATGCCGTGCTCCAGTTCACCGGGATAAGCGACGGGTTGACCAATGAGACAAATGTTCTCAAGGTCGATTGCGCCGCTCTCCTTCCCTCTTGCAAACGCGTGTCTGTACTCAAGATTGATTTTGATATCACCGATACTGGGCGCGTTGACCTTGCTTGGGACACAACTATCCCAATAGTGTTCGCCTCGCTTGCGGGTTGGGGCAATATCAAATACGTCAAAGAGGGTGGTTTGCACCACGCTACTCTTGGCAATATTGTATTTAGTACGGTAGGATTTGACGTTAATTCATCCTACACGATTAAACTTTGGCTAAGAAAGAAGTATGACTAATGTCGTATGAAAGCCCTGGTGTGCCAGTGCACTTTCTCAGTGCGGCAACCACCAACCCGACCGTCATCAAGGCCAGTCCTGGTGTCATAACCAGCATCACCGCGCTTAATACAACCGCTGTGTTGTATTGGTTGAAGCTACATGACACTCTGACGACGCCCATTGCGGGTACAACGGCAGTTGTACAGAGTTATCCGATACCTGCTAGCGTTGCGGGAAACGGGTTTACTATAAATGTTCCCATTAAGTTTGCATACGGCATTGCCTTTACACTCGTGGGCGCTATCGCAGATACAGACTCGTCTAATGCTGCGACTGGTATAAACCTAAATTTCGTGTATAGGTGATCCAGTGACCATTCTGTTGACAGGGGTAGGCGGTTCTGGCGTTGGTCATCAATTCACGTTTGTCTCGACTGGCGCAACCTATACTGGGAGTGCCAATACCGCTGCTACGGCCGGATATACTGCGACGTGGACAATAGAAGGCACCGCATACAACGGGTTAAACCCAGGAACCGTCGCGCTATCAGGCGACAAGACTGTATATTTTGATATTAATCCGCCTGATAGGTTGACGGTTTTTGATTGCCGAAGCAACAGTTTAACCGGAGGGCTAGGACGTCTTGATATTTTCACGTCTCTTTCGGTTTTAACACTGCTTGATAATGCTCTAAGTGGTCCATTTCCAAGTATTGCAAATAACACAGTAATAGAAATAATAAATGTAGCAACTAATCTATTTAGTGGAAACCTGCCTGATTTTTCTACTAACATCTATGTATCCGAACTATATTTCGGAGATAACGCCTTTAGTGGGCTTATTCCTAGCTTTGCAACTAACAATTCGCTTAACACTTTGCAGGTTCTGTCTAATAATCTTACAGGTGTTGTAGCGGGTTGGGCTGTACCTGCATCACTCGTTTCCGCAAGGTTTGAAACCAATCTCTTAACACAAGCGGCAGTTGACACAATCTTAGTGGCGTTCGTTACAGCAGGTGCAACAGGCGCATACACGCTCAATATTGGGGGCGTTGGGAACGCTGTCCCCAGTCTTACAGGCGCAACGGCTAAGTCAACACTACAGGGGCGTGGGTGGACGGTCACAACGAATTAATCAAAAGGCAGCCAGCTGATGACCCATCGCCGCACCTCAACCGGAACCTACTTCAAGCCAGGGTCGAATAATGTCTGGTGCCAGCGGTGTGGTAAAAAGATAAAGGCGGATTTGATTAAGGTCGAATGGGACGGCCTTAAGGTATGTTCGCCTTGCTACGAAGAGCGTCACCCTCAAGACATGGTTCGTGGTATATTTGACCACCAGGCCGCAACCCTCGTCAGCCCTGAAGTCGCGGATAAATTCATTCTGCCTGTCGATATCACCGGCCTGACGATTGCGCCGTTTGGCGACAACTTCGAAGGGTCGTGGGACAACAGGCGTTCGCTGAAAGTCCAGCTCACGGGTGGTTCATTGCCCACGGTTACAGAGCTGGAAGTCCTGAACGGCGCTAACCTTGTGGCAGTGCAGTCGCCATTTGACGGCTGGGAAGTGTTGCAATACCAGGTCGCCAGCTTGACCGCGCCGAACACGTATAGCCTCACGCGTCTATTGCGAGCGCGATACGGAACTGAGTTGGCCATGGCCACACCTTCCGGTTCGCCTTTTGCCTACCTTGGTCAGGCTGGCCCGAACAACGACCGTATCATGAAAACCTTCATGGGCGTCGCCTCAAAGCCCATCAGCCCGGTCAATGTCAGCGCGTCCGTCACGTCGGGCGATGTGACAATCTCGTGGGTTCGCCGGTCGCGGCTTCCCGCGTTGCAATCCTTCGATTGGGACGCTCCGCTTGACAGCAACGACGAACGATACGAGCTCGACGTGCTCACACAACCCGGCGGGGCTGTTGTTCGCACTCTAAGCGTGGTTGGGCGCTCGACTGTCACTTACACCGCAGATATGATCCTGGCGGACTGGGGCGCGCCGCAGGCGTCGCTGGCCGTTCGGGTTTACCAGACAGACCAGATTTTCGGGCGCGGGACTTATAGAGAAGCGACACTGGGGGCGCTGATTTAATGGCTACTACATCGAATTTCGACCTTCCACTGCTCTATTCGAACCAGTCGCAGAAGGAAGTGACGATAAACGAGGCGATAACGGACATTGACCGCGTCCTGCAGATGAACGTGCTTGACCACACGCTCGCAGCCCCACCCGTCAGTCTTGCCGCCGGCGACAAGTACATTGTGAGCGTCGGCGCAACTGGCGATTGGCTCGGCCACGATGCTGACGTTGCAATCTATGATTACGTTTGGTCGTTTGTGACGCCTGCGGAAGGCTGGACGGCGTATTCCGTGGCGGGCGACGCTCTTTACGTGTTTGACGGCGCGGCCTGGACAAGCCTGCTTGACGCCATCGGGGCGACGCAAGGCAGCATCCTTTACCGCAACGCAAGCGGGTGGGTTGCGCTGACGCCAGGCGCCGCTGGCGAGGTTCTACAGACTGGCGGCGCTGCGGCTAACCCTGCTTGGGCGACGGCTGCGGCGACGGGTGTCACCAGCGTTGACGTGGACGGTGGAACCACAGGGCTTACCTTCACGGGCGGACCAGTCACCGACACTGGCACAATCACCGCGTCAGGGACGCTCGCAGTCGCCAATGGTGGGACCGGCGCAACAACGATAGCGGGCGCTCAAGCAGCGCTGGGCGTGGGTTCGCTGACTGATCAGGCGGTCGCCACGGCCGGAACATCCCTCGCCATCGACTTGGCGGACGGTGGTCACGTCTCCCTGGCCCTTGGGCATAGCATCAGTGTGGCGTTCACCGTGACGAATTGGCCAGCGTCAGGGACGTTCGGTCGTCTCATGCTGTCAATCACCAACGGTGGGGCGAACAACATATCTGTGTGGCCCGGAACAACGATTTGGGCGGGTGGCGCGGTTCCAACAATCACCAGCGGGAACGGAAAGAAAGATACAATCATTCTGACGTCAGTTGACGGTGGAACCAACTTCAGGGGCTATGTCGTCGCCCAGGATATGGCGTAACCGATGACCAGAACCATTTATCTATTCGGCAATCCCGGCGCGAGCGCGTGGACTGTGCCAAATGACTTCAACAGCGCGAACAACCTTGTTGAGGTTTACGGCGCTGGTTCAAACGGCGCAGACGGTGCTGGTTCAAACGGCGGCGGCGGCGGCGCTGGCGGCGCTTATTCCGCAGTCCCGAATTTGGCGCTGACGCCTGGCGCATCCATCTCGTACACAGTGGGCGCTGGCGGAGCGACGGGCGGAGACACATGGTTCAACGGCGCGAATATCGGCGCGTGCAGCGTGGGCGCTAAAGGCGGCGGCGCGGCCAACGGTGTGACGGGTGGAACGGGCGGAGCGGCTGCGAGCGGAACCGGAACCACGAAATACAGCGGCGGCGCGGGCGGAGCTGGAGGCACGGGCAACAACAACGGCGCGGGTGGCGGCGGTTGCGCTGGGCCATATGGCAATGGCGCGGTTGGGGGCGCGGCGGCGGCGGCGGGCGGCGGT